GAGATGATCCGCGAAGCGATCGCGAACGATTTCTTGGCTATCGGTGGTGCCGCGAGTTCCGGCAAGTCCCACACGATGGCTGCGTGGGGTATCGTGAACTGGTTGAGCCGACCCGCAGAGACTCTGGTCCTGATGACCTCGACGACTCTCCGTGAATCCCGGAAACGGATCTGGGGTTCGGTCATCTCATTGATGTCTGTCTTGGACGACGCACCGTGCAAGATCCGGGACTCGATCGGGTCTATCGCGTATCTGAACGAGAAAGGGCAGTTATTCGACCGTGCTGGTCTTTCGCTCGTCGCCTCGGATAAATCAAAGGGGGCTACCCAGAACAACAAGCTGCTCGGCTCGAAACAGAACCGGGTCATCGTTATCGGGGACGAGCTTTCTGAACTTAGTCCAACTATCATCTCGACCGCGTTGTCGAACATGAGTAAGAACCCGAGGCTTCAGGTGATCGGGATGTCTAACCCCGGTTCCCGTTTTAATGCTTTCGGGGACTGGTCCGAACCCGCTGACGGCTGGGACTCGGTCGATGTCCGAAACGCGGAACGTTGGACAACGAAGTGGGGCGGGAAGTATATCAGGCTCGACGGCGAGCGTAGCCCGAACATCCTCGCGGGAGAGACCCTCTACGAGTATCTGCCTACAGAAGAAACTCTTAGGCAAGATAAGGAACGTCTCGGACCCGACTCTCGGGCCTATATGCGGATGGTCCGGGCCGTCTTCTTCGACGAGGAAGAGTCCGAGGGGATCTACACCGAGGCAGAACTCGCGCACTCTGGGGTCATGAAAGAAGCCGAGTGGCAGTCGAGACCGACCGTAGTCGCCGGACTCGACCCGGCCTTTACGAACGGGGGAGACCGCTGCGTCCTCTACACCGCTAAGGTCGGGTATCTGACGAACGGTCAATACGGTTTCGAGTTCGGCAAATCGTATATGCTCGCGGACGACGCGAAGAACACCGCTATCCCACGGACCTACCAGATCGTCCGCCAAGTCGTTGACCTCTGTATCAAGAACAATATTGACCCCGAAAACCTCGCGGTCGATGCGACCGGGGCAGGAGCACCTTTCTGCGACGTTCTCGCGGGCGAGTGGTCTTCGTCGATCCTCCGGGTCGGGTTCGGGGGCAGGGCCTCGGACAAGAGAGTCTCTGCGAACTCGAAGCTCAAAGGTGACGAACTCTACGTCAACCGGGCATCCGAGCTTTGGTTCGTCGGCAAGGAGTTGATTCGGACCAAGCAGTTGTTCGGGGTCACGAACGAACTCGCCCTAGAGATGGTCGCCCGCAAGTATGACATGACGAAGTCAACGACCCTCAAGGTTAAGATCGAATCTAAACCTGAGTTTAAGGCTCGTTTCGGTCGGTCACCTGACTTAGCTGACGCGGCGTTCTTGGCCTTAGACTGCGCCCGCCAAAGGCATGGGCTTCTCGCTACCGAACCTTACGCGGACGATAAGTTATCGGCTTTCCGAAACAAACCCCGGAGGTCTCTCGGTGAACTCAAGGGCGCTCTCGACCACTTCGGAAACCTGATTCCCGATTAGTGTTTCCCGATTAGTGTTCCCCGATTCCCAATTACTGCTTCACGAAGCAGTAGAGCAACAAGCCTCCTACGACGACCCATACGAGGAGAGCCTCAGGCCATACGAGGATCGCGTCTGGGTTGTTCCGGTGCCCCCACCATTCTTCTACTGCCTTCTTGAGCCGATCCGGTCTCACGGTCAGGGTAATGGTCGTGGTTTCATGATTCGGGGTTTTGGGTTGATCCTCGGCGCGGCCTCCCCCGCTTATCGAGAGGAGCCGTCTCAGCGATACCCTTGCGTTTCCGGTAAGCGTTCCGGGAAAAGGCTCGGGTCTTCTCGGCGCAGACCGGACAGTATCGGAGCGTAGCGCCCTCGCCGGAATCGCGTGGGAACTTTCCGCAAGACGTGCAGAGTCCGGTATCGAACAGGCGAGCTTGTCTAGCGCGGGCGGATAATGACTTGGCCGAGGGCATGAGCGGGTATGGTTGGTATTAATAAAGGGGATTATCGAAAAAAGGCAACCTTAAAATTAGGGGGCCTGATATCACAATTTGTGATCCGGGGTTCGGGATATGGGGTTCGGGATACAGGAATCGGATAACTAAAACTTTTCTCCAGAACGCCTTTCTCATTATACAATAAGTAAATTGAGAAAACCTATCTAGAGAGACTTTTTGATCTGGGGTTTGTCTTTCCCGAACCTGTATCTTTTCGTTTGTTGCTTTTATCGGCTTTTCCTGCTACCTTTCTGATCATGGCCGAAAAGCGATTCAAGAGACTTCCTTCCGGCAAGATCAAGTATCTTGGCGAGACGTTCCCCGGTTTCAACAAACCGAAAGCGGCTCCTGCCGGGTCAGACAAGAAGTTCGTCGTTCTCGGGAAAGAGGGTGACAAGATTCGCAAAGTCGGATATGGTCACAGAGATTACGAAGATTTCAGGCAGCACAAAGACCCGAAGCGTCGATCCAATTTCCGGTCTCGTCACAAATGCGAGACAGCCACCGATAAAACAACGGCCCGTCACTGGGCTTGCAAACACCTCTGGTAATGGCAGACCCAAACCAAATGCAACCTAGTGGACTCCCCCCTATCGGGACGACGACCGCTACGTCTATCGGGATGGACTACACGCTCGGGGCTAGACGGTCTCTGGAGTCCCCTGCCGGGAGAGCCGAGCGTATGGCCCGCCGTTACATCCGCAAGTTCGGTGACGCAGGGAAAGCCGCTGCCGTGGACCTTCTCCGAGGAGCAGCGGCTGCACGAACTAGCGGTCTGTCAGTAACGTCCCAAGCGGACAGAGCCGGAATGATGGAGCAGCAGAAGGTCGCCGAGCAGAGTGCCCTCCAAAAGGGTCAGGCCGTTGATGAACTAGAAGCGGGTCAGGTGAACCCGAACGCTACTTCTGGGGCCGGACGCGGAACCCCGCTAGGTGAGAGCCAGCAACTGAACGTAAGCAGCCTCGACTCTTATTTCCGCACCGAAGACCAACGGCAAAAAAACATTAACGAGAGGCAAGCGAGTATGAAGCGCCCGAATCAAGCTTCTCCCGCGCCGACCAAACCTGCGAGTAAGCCTATTACCGGGACCGCTAAGGGTATGTTTGATGACCGGATGGCATAAGCAAATTTCGTAGTATGGCCGAGCTTGATTACACGACCGATATCGCTCCTATCCAGAATAAGTATTTTGACGATTCTGGAATGACGACCAAGTTTTCTGGTCGTGGTCGGCAGGTTCTCTTGAACCAATACCAAGCTCTCACGGCCCAAAGGCTTGAGGATGTCGAAGCGATCACACAGGCCCGCAGACAACAAGCCGAACTTGAGAGGCAGCAGCAACTCCTCCTCGACGACGCTCAGAAACGCCGCAGACAAGCCGAGGTAGACTCGAAGCTCGGGAAAGCGACTAGGCAGTTGAACCGCGCCCTCAAGGGCGAGAGCCTCGAAGACAAGGCTGTCGGGATTCTTGAGGTCCAGTCTCGGTTCGCGGAACTCGCCGGGACCAACCCGTCGTTCCAGACCCTCATCGACGCAGCGAACCGGAAGGTCGGGGTTCTCATGGACCGCGAATACCGAAACTCGGTCCGCGAAGGTTCGGGTTATAGGTCAACTACGGCCCCAAAAGCGGACCCGAGCAAGGTTAAGATGTGGAATAGCGACTTTGACTTCGTAAGTAGATTGATCAAAAAGGCCCCCGAAGCAGGTAGTTTTGGGACCACTACGGGTGCCCCAGCTTATGTGCCGGGAGAAATTGACCATGCGAAGAAACTGATTGCTCCCCAATACGGGATCGACCCCGCTGAGTTCGAGGACGACGACACTTTCGTTTCGACGCTCTACCAAAAGATCCGTGAGAATGCCCCGGCAGGTGGTGCCCCCGAAGGGGCCGAGGGTGGCGAACAGGGTAATCCCTTCCTCAATCCATACGAGAACTAACCTTTTCTCGTAATCTTTTTTCTAGTTTAAGCTAGACTTTTTTCTGCGTCCGCGTAAGTTTGGGCAACTCCCCAAACCTGCTATGCCAGAGACGCTCGACCCTAACGAGGTCACCAATGTTGGTGATCCTAGAACCGAAGAAAGACTCAGTCTTAAACCGTTCAGTCAGTGGAAGGCCGAATCTCAGGCTCAGACCGGGAACCAATTGTCTGACCTCGACAGCTTGGTAGGATACTCAAACTACCAGAGGCTCGAATCTCTTAAGTCCAATAAGTATTCTATTGAGGCCGAGAAGCAGATTCAGAGCGCACTCGCTGGTCAGATTCAAAAGCGGGGTCTCCTCGAAGGCAAGACCGAAGAAGAGAGAACCCAACTCGAAGACTCCATTTTCGGAGTCCCTGACCCGTCCTTCGACGAGTCGGTCCTCGCGGTCTCTTCGGCTTACCCGTCCGCGACCCCTGATTCCCCTGACCCGGACCTTGCAGCTTTCGCCCGTTACCGTGATTTCGCCAAGAACCTAGGCGACGAGGTAGGTCACGACGAACAAGCGGGTCTC